AACAATCCGAACGTAGGCTTCGTCGCTATCGACAAGTCATCAGGTGAGATATGCTACTGCCCTATTGACGACATGGACCTAATCAATTCAGGGAACAGAATAGATGAAATTAGAAGCTTCTTGGAAAAAGACACACCCCCTGAGAAATGTTATGATTCAGTTCCTGATGGTTCTTCAGGTAATCATAAGTTACACATTGGCTGTGCCTTTTGTGATTATAAGTTTACTTGTTGGTCTGATGCTAATGATGGCGTTGGTATTCGTACTTTTAAATATAGCAATGGGCCAAAGCATCTTGTCAAAGTGGCGAAAGTTCCTAACGTACCTGAAATAACTAATGGCAAATAAATACAGATCAGGTTCAGAAAAGAAGACAGGTGATTTACTCGACAGTCTTAGTGTTGCTTACTCTTTTGAACCTCACTATATTAATTATACTTGGCTAGAATATAAAAAATATCTTCCAGATTTTATTCTACCAAACGGTATCATACTGGAAGTAAAAGGAAGGTTTAAACTAGAAGACAGAAAGAAACACCTCTTCATTAGAGAAACTTATCCCGAACTGGATATTCGGTTTGTCTTCGACAATCCCAATAACAAATTAAATAAAGGAGGTAAGTCAACCTATGCAGATTGGTGTATCAAGAATAACTTCCTCTTCTGTAAAAACTCTGATCATCAGGTTATAGAAGAGTGGACAAATGAAGGACGGAAATCAAATAGACGGGGAGAAGTTTCTTCTAAACGTAGAGTATCTTCTGGGACAAAACCAAGAAACAAGTCCAGAAAAGGTTCTGTTTCTAAGCGTAATACTACAGGCACTACTAGACGCAACAAAGCCAGAAACACTAAGCGAACCTGAAGAAGAGAAGCTGGCAAGACGTTCAGCGCAAGCATGGTTCTTCGCTTCAGTAGGCGTAACATCTCAAGACTTTGTAGACGTATGTGATCTTGCAGGTATCTCACCTGTGGATATGCGAAGCTTTGCATTTAAGGTCTTGCGTAGCAAGGAAGTTAAGTATATAAGGAAGAGGATCAACACGGTGTTAAGCTATGACTAAGAAACCTAACAGATGGATGGACAACTTCAACATGGACAAGCAGGTTCTTGAATACATGAAAGAAATACCCACACTCAAAGACTACAAGTTTGATGAAGATAAATATCTTACTGAAATTCATAAGTATATTCTAAGCACCTACAATCAGCACTATGCTCAGAGTAAGTATCAGGCTACCGATACGATTGTGGATGCCGGGTATGCAGAAGGTTTTTGCATGGGTAACATCCAGAAATACTGGAAGCGTTACGGTAAAAAGGAAGGAAAGAACCGTAAGGACTTGCTGAAGATCATACACTATGCTATCATTATGCTTCATGTCCACGACAACCAAACACCGGGAGAATAGAATATGCAAGCACCTAACTACAACATCAACATCGACCCAGAAAGAGACAGTTTATTTGACAAGTTAGGTATTGCAAGATTAAAGGAAAGCTACATGATGGACCACGAACTTTCTCCACAGGAGAGGTTCGCTTATGTATCCAAATGCTTTTCTTCTAATCAGGAACATGCACAGCGGCTATACGACTATTCATCTAAGCACTGGCTTTCTTATTCTACTCCCATCCTATCCTATGGCAGGTCGTCACGTGGCTTGCCTATCTCTTGCTACCTAAACTATATCCATGATAGTGCAGAAGGTCTTGTTGATAATCTGTCAGAGACTAACTGGTTGTCCATGCTTGGTGGTGGTGTAGGTATTGGCTTTGGCATACGGTCATCAGATGATAAGTCTACTGGTGTCATGCCTCACCTCAAGATGTACGATGCTTCTTCTCTTGCCTATCGTCAGGGCAAGACACGTCGTGGTTCTTATGCTGCATATCTCGACATCGACCATCCTGATGTTGTTCTATTCCTTGAGATGCGTAAACCTGCTGGCGACCAGAACTTCCGTTGCCTTAACATGCATCACGGTATCAACATCAGTGATAAGTTTATGCAGGTCTTAGAAAACTGCATGGTTGATCCTAATGCTGACGATACATGGGAACTGCGTGATCCACACACTAAGAAGGTGTGTGATGTTGTGTCTGCTAAAGAGATGTGGCAACGTATCCTAGAGATGCGTATGCAGACTGGTGAACCTTATCTTCACTTCATTGATCGTTCCAATGAACAGCTACCATCATGGTTAAAACAACAAGGGTTGAAAGTACATCAGTCAAATCTATGCTCAGAGATTATTCTTCCTACATCAGCAGAACGTACAGCAGTTTGCTGTCTGTCTTCTGTTAATCTAGAGTATTTCTATGAATGGTCTAAAGACAAACAGTTTCTTCCTGATGTTTTGGAAATGCTGGATAATGTTCTACAGCTATTTATTAATAATGCTCCTGACTCCATCAGTCGCGCTAAGTTCTCAGCAGAACGTGAACGATCAGTTGGTGTTGGTGCCTTGGGATTCCACGCTATGCTACAAAAGCATGGAATACCATATGAATCTCCAATGGCTAAATCTCTCAATATGCGCGTATTCAAACACATACGAACAGAACTTGACAAAGCCAATAGAGCATTGGGAGAAGCTAGAGGCGAAGCACCAGACGCCAAAGGAACCGGACTACGTTGTAGTCACGTCATGGCAATTGCACCCAATGCTTCAAGTTCAATTATTATGGGAAATACCTCCCCTTCCATTGAGCCTTGGCGAGCAAATGCCTACCGCCAAGATACAATTAGTGGTGCATTTCTAAACAAGAATAAGTTTTTAGATAGACTTATTTTTAAGAAGTGTTGTGACGATGATAAGTTAAACTACGAAAAGATTTGGTCTTCTATCATTGCTAATGATGGATCAGTCCAGCATCTTAAATGTCTTGACGACTATGAGAAAGAACTGTATAAAACATCTATGGAGATTGATCAGCGATGGGTTATTGAACATGCAGCCGATAGACAGCAGTACATTGACCAAGCACAATCACTTAATGTTTTCTTTCGTCCTGATGCTGATATTAGTTACCTTCATGCTATTCACTTCCTAGCTTGGAAGAAGGGATTAAAGACCATGTACTATTGTCGATCAGAGAAGATTGGTAAAGCTGATCGTGTCTCTCGTAAGATTGAGAGGCAGATCATTCAAGAGATTGATATGGAGGCACTAGCCTCTGGTGAAGAATGTCTAGCTTGTGAGGGTTAAATGACAAAGCTTAAACTTCAAGATGAACGGAACTACTTCAAGCCTTTCCACTATCCGTGGGCATATGACGCATGGCTGAAGCATGAACAGTCACACTGGCTGCATACAGAAGTTCCTATGCTAGAGGACGTAAAAGATTGGAAGACTAACCTAACTACAGAAGAGAAGTACTTTCTTACCAACATCTTTCGTTTCTTCACACAATCAGACATTGATGTAGCCGGTGGTTATGTAGACAACTATCTACCACACTTTCCGCAGCCTGAAGTACGTATGATGTTGACCAGCTTCGCTGCACGTGAGGCACTTCATGTTGCTGCTTACTCTCACCTCATTGAGTCTCTAGGTATGCCAGAGACTACATACAATGAGTTTCTAGAGTATGAAGCAATGAAAGACAAGCACGACTTTTTCCTAGATAAGGTATCTAGCGATGCTCCAATACCTCTGAAGATTGCAGCTATCTCTGCCTTTACTGAGGGTCTTGCACTGTTCTCCTCCTTCATTATGTTGCTAAACTTCCCACGTCATGGTAAAATGAAGGGTATGGGGCAGATCGTCACATGGTCTATTGTAGATGAGACGCAACATGCTGAAGGCATGATCAAGCTGTTCCGTACATACGTAGAAGAAAACCGTGATGTATGGAACGACAAAACCAAGTCAGAGATTTATTCTACTGCTACAGCTATGGTAGACTTAGAAGATAAGTTTGTTGATCTAGCTTTTCAGATGGGTAAAGTAGAAGGACTACGTGACTACGAAGTTAAAGAATACATTCGGTACATTGCTGATCGTCGTCTTATCTCTATGGGCATGAAAGGCATTTACAAAGTAAAAAACAATCCTCTGCCTTGGGTAGAGACAATGATCAACGCACCTACGCATACTAACTTCTTTGAGAATCGTGCTACAGATTATGCTAAAGGTGCTTTATCGGGAAACTGGTCTGATGTTTGGGCAAACTAATAAACATCTACAAGAAAACAAAATGACGTATTGGCAGCATTGTAAGTTCGCTAACAGTATAGCAATCTCTCTAATATGTGCTACAGTATGTCTAGTTATTCATTCTATTTTTCCCGGTTTACTTACTGACACTGGCAGCAATATCATAAAAGATGTGCACAATAAAATTATCGGGAGAGAATAATGTCAACTAAGAAAAGAGATTACAAAAGAGAAAATCGTGTAACAAAAAGTAAGCCAAAGAATATTGCTAAACGGGTAGCACGTAACAAAGCACGGCGTATGCTTATGCGTGAAGGTCTGGTGAAGAAAGGTGATGGTAAACACGTAGACCATAAGAAGCCTCTCAGCAAAGGCGGCAGCAACAAGCGTAGTAATCTTCGCGTAAGAAATGGTCGTAAGAATAGTTCATTTGCACGTAATGCAGATAAATCAATAAAGACAAGACGAAGGACTTAATGTTTCCATATCCATTCAAGATATATCAAGAAGAACTTCCAGAAGATTTCTGTAATCATGTTATAAATCTAGCATCATCTTTAGAAACTGAAGAGGGTGGTGTGCATGTAGATGGCAGCACAGAAATTTCTAAAGAAGCTAGGAATAATAATATATCTTGGGTAAATAATCCTGATATTATAGAGTTGATGCAGATATATACTGTAAAAGCTAATCAGGAATGTGGATGGAACTTTGATATAGGTGTGTATGAAACACCTCAACTATCTACGTACAGTCAAGGACAGTTCTATGATTGGCATGTAGACATAGGAGTTGAGGAAGAATACGATCCAGTAGTTCGTAAGCTGACTATTAGTATCAATCTTAACAGCACATATGATGGTGGTAATTTTCAAATTGAACGATGGGGCAGTCCTAAAATAAAGAAAAGATATATCACTGTGAAAGGCATGAAGAAAACAGGAAGCATTCTTGTCTTTCCTTCTTTTCTACATCACAGAGTTACACCAGTTGTACAGGGACAGAGGAAGTCTCTTACCTGTTGGTTTAGAGGACCACCATTTAGATAAAATAATTGTTGACATAGTTAAATTCTAACTATATAATAATGGGGATAGTTGCTAATAATAGGACTATCCCCTTTTTATTTGTATTTGCTAAAGAAAGGAATACACAATGAACGTAGTCTCAGTATCACCACAATTTGATAGGATGCGTAACTTTATGCTTGACGTTGATAAATACTTTGAGCCTCTAAACTATGTAGCACAATCAATATCAAACAGCGGTGCTTACCCTCCTCACAACATCCACAAAAAAGATAATCAGTACATTATTGAAATGGCACTAGCTGGTTTCAGTAAAGAAGATGTGGAAGTTGAAATTGAACCTAACATTCTCACAATCAAAAGCGTTAAGAAACCTGACGAGTCTGAGAAAGATATTAACTATGCTTTCAAAGGTATAGCCAAGAGAGGCTTTCGTCGTGTCTTCTATCTTGCAGACAAGATGCGTGTAGTGTCTTGTAAGATGCAAGATGGTATGCTACATATCGCTATTGAAAAAGAGATACCTGAGAAACCTAAACCAAAAACAATAACAATAGAATAAGAAGGAGCAAGGGTTTGCCTATCAATAAGCTTCCAACTATTTACATCGGCTATGATCCTCGTGAACATGATTATGTTCGCGTACTAGATAAATCTATTCGTATGAATACTTCAAATACGTACAATATAGTCCCTATTGTACAATCAGAAGTTCGTCGTGCAGGTTTATATTGGCGTAGTCCAAACATAGACAAAGATGGAAATAGGGTGGATACTTTTGATGGCAAACCCTTCTCTACTGAGTTTAGTTTTACAAGGTTTCTTGTGCCTTTCCTAAATCAAATGTCTGGCCTTGCTTTGTTTATGGATGCCGATATGTTTGTTACAGCAGACATAACAGAGATATTTGATGTATATGGATCAGACAAGGATAAAGCAATAAGCTGTGTCCAGCACATGCATGAACCATCAGAAAAGACGAAGATGGATGGGAAG